GACCGTAAATTACCTTACGGAACAGCTATGACAGAAAAAGCTAGACGAATTTGGAAACAATTGGTACTAGCTGAAGATGCGATGCTCGTTTATAGAACATCTAGAGCTCCTGAGAGGAGAGTATTTAAAGTTTACGTAGGTAATATGGACGATGCTGATGTTTACCCATATGTCCAAAGATTTGCACAACAGTTCAAAAAAGATCAAATTGCAGATCCAAAAACTGGTAATGTTGATATGAGATTTAACCAAATGGCTGTAGACCAAGATTTCTTTATACCTGTTCGTGATCCAGCCGCACCAACACCAATTGACACATTGGCTGGTGCTCAAAACCTATCAGAGATTGCTGATATAGAATATATTCAGAAAAAACTTTTGACTGCACTTAGAATTCCAAAAGCATTTTTAGGATTCGAGGAACCAGTAGGTGATGGTAAAAATTTATCACTACAAGACATTCGTTTTGCAAGAACAATTAATAGAATTCAAAAGTGTATGATTTCGGAACTAAATAAAATTGCGATTATACACTTGTTTTTACTTGGTTTTGAAGATGAATTAGGGTCATTCCAATTATCACTTACTAATCCGTCAAAACAAGCAGATTTACTTGCCGTTGAAGTGTGGAAAGAAAAAATGTTATTGTATAGAGACGCGGTTACAAAAATAGAGGGGATTGCTCCAGTATCGGCAGCTTGGGCTAAAAAACACGTTCTTGGGTTTTCGGACGATGAAATCAAACTTGATTTACAACAACAGAGAATGGAAGTGGCGGTTGCCGCAGAACTCACAAATACACCTAATGTTATTAACAGAACTGGTTTATTTGATAACATTGATAAGTTATATGGAAAACAAACATTGAGTGGTGAAACTTCTACGTCAGAAACCGCGCCTATGGGTGGTGCAGAACCATTACCTCCTATGGGTGGAGGACTAGGTGGGGAGACTGGTGGAGTTGGAGAATTACCACCAATCCCAGAAGAACCCACGTTAGCCCCAGAAAGTAGGAAGAAAACACCGAATATTATTCTAGAACGAATGGGTATAGAAAAAAGGGAGGAAATTGATTTTGATAAGGGTGAAAAAATACTAACATCTATTCAAAGTGAATTAGACAAATTATCGGATTGAACTATTTAATAAGAAAAAAAACTATGAAATTTGGAGAATTATTTTCAGCCGTAGAAAACCATTTGATATCCTCTTACGAAAAGGGAATATTTGAATCAGAAATTAAAACATTCAAAAATTTAATTTTGAAAAATAAAGAACTATCATCAATATTTCATCTCTACAATCAATTGAATGAAACAAAATCTTTAGATAGGGAATCGGCGGAATTATTAATCCAAGAGACAATTAGACAAATTGACAGTTTGAAATCTAATACAAAAAAGAGATTAGCGGAATTATGGGTAAAAAATGTAAAAACAAAAAATATCTATGAAGACATAGACAATTTGATTTACACAGACATTTCAAATTTAGTGGAAACAGTACAATCTAAAAAGAAATTAATTTCAACACTTACAGAAACAGTCAAACCAAAAGAGAAAGTTAACATACCTTTGACTACTTTATTCAAGATTGCTAATCGAACAACAGCCGAATATGTACAAAGTTTGGATGAAGATACAAAAAAAGAATTGTCAAACATCCTTACAGAAGATACTCAAGTATTAGAAAACAAATACGACAAGTTGAAAGAGGAAACAATAGAAAAGTTGAGACAAAAGTTATCAGAAAATTCAGGTGAAGTTTACGATAAAATTGAACAAGTACTTTATCAAATAGACAGAGAGTCATTTGATAAAATTAATTACGTAAGATTGAAATCCTTGTCAGATAATCTGTAACGTCAATTTTCTGAATCACGTTTCTTCTGAACAAACCGAGCTTTTAAAATTTCCTTTCTTCGTTTTTCGGCTTTACTTTCAAAGGATAGTCTAGATAACAATTGCTCATTTTGTTTAGTTCTAATGATTTTTCCCTTCAATAATTTCAAGGATTTATCAAGATTTGATGTTCCGTTAAGTTTAATTTTAATCATGTGATATAATTATTTCAAATTTAAAAAAAATTTGATTTGTATCAATATTTGTGTTATTTTTTTACAAAATAAACGATTGTTGAATATGGATAAATGAAAAAAGGTAAAACTTGTAAATTGAATGGATTTACAAAATTAAAAAGTACGTACGGAACTGTGGATTCCAAAACATTTAAATCTTTGTATTTGAATATACAAAGTTGGGTAACACCCCAAAGAAGTGTTGAAAATTGGTCACGGGTTGTAAATATATTAAGTAGAGAAATAAAGGAGACCATAAATGAATTTTTAGACACAAGTCTACTACAACCAAAATTTATATTAGATTTGGATCTGAGAACTAGTGGATTAGTGGTTGGTAAAAAAAGTTTTATGAATTTAGAGATCACTTTTTTTGTTGAAAAAAACGTAGAATTCAAGTCAGTAGCTCTTAGGACACATCTACAAAACCTTACATCAATCATTAATTCGGTTAATTTCACTAAAAACAAAAACTTCGAGTTCGAAAAAACTAAGAAACTGAAAACAATTGATATTATCTAATATTTATCAATAAATTTTTTTATGAAAATATTAGGACCTAATGATGTAGGTAGAGGAATACTAATTGAAATGGATGCTGGGTATATCTCAGCAACCGATGAAAGAAATTTAAAAGTTATTCAAGAACAAAAAACTCAGTTAGATTATTCCAAACCCTTTGAATTTTATGCCGTACTACAAAAGTACAATACGCCAAATAGAAATGGTCGTGTTTACCCAGAAGAAATTCTCAAAAGAGAAGCTGAAAACTATAAAAAGTTAATCAAAAAAGGTGTTGCACTCTCCGAACTTAATCACCCTGAATCATCACTAATTGATCTTGATCGAGTTTCTCATATTATTACGGATCTCTGGTGGGAAAATCAAATGTTATTAGGTAAACTCAAATTATTGACTTCACCTGGGTTTCACGAAAGAGGAATTGTTTCAACAAAAGGAGACCAAGCAGCAAACTTATTGAGACAAGGTGTTACTTTAGGTATATCTTCCAGAGGTGTTGGTTCATTGAAAAAAGTCGGAGAACAAAATGAAGTTCAAAAAGATTTTGAACTTATTTGTTTCGATTTGGTTTCTTCACCATCAACTCCGGGTGCATATTTATTTTCGAATATTGATGACAGACATTCATTTGATGAAAATATTGAAGAAGAAAAAAGAATGAGACAAATGCCTACAGAATCAACAAATAACGGTAATCCTATGAACCGCTCTATTGACTTAATGAATAAATTGAATAACTTTCTAAGAAAATAATCTATGGAAGAATCAAAGTATTTTGTATCAAAGGTACAATATGACCTACCTGATGAAAATTCAGGTAAGATCAAAAAGATCACTGAAATGAAACTTGTTAGAGCAATTTCAGTTACAGATGTTGAAGCTAAAGTGACTGAAAAGTATCAAGGTTTCCAACACGATTGGCGAATAACATCGGTAATCGAAAGTAAAATCGACGAAGTGATCGAGTAAAAATCAACCCCACCAAAGAGTGGGGTTTTTTTTTGACATTTTTTTTTAAAATAAAAATTGTAAAAATCAATATTTTTTACGCTATGGGCATATTTATATGGAAAAATTTAATATTTCTATGGCAGAAAAAAAGTCATTAGTAGAAGAAGCACTTCTTCAGATGAAAAATCTTGAGGATGTTGTTACTGAAAACGCAAAAGGAATACTTGCTTCAACAATGAAGGAAGAAATCTCAGAATTGGTAAAAGAGTCTTTGAAAAACAAAGCTAAAAATAAATTGAAGGAACAAGACGAACCTGAAACTGATGATGAAATGGATATGGATTCCGAAGTTGAAATTGATATGGATTCTGAAGATGAAATGGATATGGATTCTGAAGATGAAATGGATATGGATTCTGAAGATGAAATGGATATGGATTCTGAAGATGAAATGGATATGGATTCTGAAGAT